TTGGCCCAACAAAAGCTGTTGCTGGTGTCTGATCCAGTTGTTGTCCTTTCTGACGACGAGCGCCTTTAGTTTTTGCTCTCAACCTATCCACTCCTCGAATGTCAAGACTTCCTTCCAGATTTAATGCTGCCTCACCCAGTGTCCTGAGTTCGTCTTGCATAGCCTTATCAGCATAGGCAATTTGATACTGGGACTCACCGGTATCCGCATTAGTTGCAAAGAAATGTGTTTGTGATTCTCCAGTGACCATCATTTGAGTTTGCATTTGCGGCATAGTTTTAGCATAGGCCGCATCAAATGTTGAGTCACCAAAGTACTTTAGTTCTAGTAAGCCTGCACTAGATCCATCTGGGTTATACAACCTACCATCAGGAGAGGCACCAAACCCAGGCAAATCCTTGTTAGTCTCAAAGAAGGCTTCTTCATATGTGAAGTTCTTGCCCTCTTTGCCCATGAAAGAGTTAAGCACTTTGGCTTCCATCTTGTTGCCACGGGTGGTGTATGCATTAGAAATATCTGGTGAAATACCAAGCCTCTCTGAAGCCAAGGTAGCTGCCATACGTTCGGCACCTCTACCTTTCCATAGCTCGGGAGCCTTAGATCCTGTAACCTTGCCTACTCGTTGAGCTTTCCACTCCGCAGATTCCTGAGCAGGAGAATCTGAACCAGCTATCCTCTTCCTGTACCTGTCCAGTTCAGTGGCTTCAGGCATGTCTTCCACTTTTGTGGCAACAGGTGCAGTGGGGGCTATGCTTCCTATCATGTCCGTGAGGTTTGATTCTGCCCTACCGTACATACTATCTCGATCACTTACAGACGTACCAGCATAATCTTCTATGCCACTTGTACTTAACATGACATCATTTACGTTCTGGTAAAAATCTGCCTGTTCTCCATCCACGTTATCCAGACCAAGTATTCTTGTTTTGTTGCCACGGTATTCATCACGAGTAGATAAGCCATCTGCTCTTAAGGTTTCTCTAACCTCTTTGACATCATCCAAGAACATGTCCCAATCTTGAAAGCCTGCAAGTGCTTGTTTCTGCAAAGTCTTCTGCAAACTTGGGCCAGCACTTACTAAGTCTTGTTGTTGTTGTCCAGTTACACTACTGCCTCTTGCCTTAAGAGCTTCAGTTGCAGCATCGTGAGTCATATAGTTATAAGGGGAAGTACCACCAGCTCCACCCATACGGAAGCCAACTGCTTGGTTTACGGTAAGACCTTCAGTACTCAGCTCGCTAGGTAGCGGCAAGGCCATATCACTCTTCCAGCTTGATTGTCCATCCAACAGGTGGCTTACCAGTTCGCCAGTAAGTTGCTCTCTACGTTGAGCGTATAGTGGGCCAGCCTTTGCTGCTTTGGTAAAGTACATGTCAGCATATTCTCCAACACGGGAGTATGCATCTTGTAACTTTTCACGGTAAGCTTCTTCGCTTTCACCAGTAACATTCTGACTAAGCAGTCTACCTCCTGGGCCAATGTCCATGTACTCGCCAGCTTTCTTTTGCATAGATAAAGCTGTACGAGCACTCTCAGTACCAGCCCCAGGTAGTGCACTTCCTGACATGTGTCTGGTGTATGCACCAGTTGTTGGACTGACTTGGTAGACTTCTCCAGCAGCAGCACCTTCAGGAATACTAAATCTTCTAGCAAATTGAGAAGGACTTTCACCTGTCACTTCCTGCATCTCTTCCCGAGCAGCCATACCAGAGATGCCATTATCTATTTGGCCATTTAGGTTTGCTAACATAGAAGCTTGAACAGAGTAGTCCATAGATTTGAATCTGGCTTCTTGTATATCGGCACCTGTGGCCATACCAAGTTCATGATCTAGTGAGACAGTTCCATCTAAGTTAGCTGTAGCTTCTTGTTGGAAGCCATTATTATCATAAGCAGTCCCGCCACTGGCCATAGACATAGTACTGCCTGCGCCTACTGCTTCTGGGACTGCTCCTATATTGTTTATTAGTTTGTTTAACGCCTCTCCAACCTGTCTTCTCTTTGCAGGTTGGAGGTTCATGCTTAGGGCAGCGCGTAAGGTGTCAATAGTCTTCTGTTGTGCAGGCGTAGCACCTGTAATGTCATCACTCACCGTAAGCCTCCTAAGCATCCTCAGAACCTAAGTAGGCTGAGTTGGTTTCATGTGTTGGTTAATTTCAATGATCTGGTGCATCATTTCTAGATCATAGATTGTGTACGTACCATCCTTAAGCTCTTTTAGGGAACATAAGGGAGGGTTTACTAACAAGGGTCTGACGAGATACCCATTAAGCTCTGGGTATACATCATTGTAATCAATGGGCAGGGTAGTTGGCCCATCACCAGACACTAACTGTCTTGGGAGTTGGCCTTTGCTAAACCTGATTCGAAAAAACTTGCGTACTGCGAATGTATAACATGTGCAAATAATTCTGCTACAGCGGATAAATCACCAGAGAACATTTTGTTAATTGTCTCAGGCAAAATCTTTTCCCCATCCATACGCACTGTGCATAAGAAGTGTTTAATTAGTCCAGCAGACTGCTTGGGATCTTCTGCACCCATAACTGCAACTATCACAGCAGGGATATTTAATGAGGAAATGTTGATAATGTTTTCTGTTCCTAACTGCTTTCCAGCTAAGGATAAGTTTTCCAGGGCCACATCTACAGGCCAAGCTGGGATAAAGATAGCTCTACCATCTTTAAGTGTTGCTTTATAGTCAGACATACTAGGTTCTCTTTAAAGTTAAAAGCCTTACCAAGTAAGGTAAGGCTTTATTTTATTTATACACCAAAGTTTGCGGCATCGTTGCCATCACCACGTTTAAATACTACACGCTCAAAGGTAATTACCCAAGTAAGTGTGTTCATGGTTTGTCCACGAGACATAGCAGGCATTGCTAAGATCACACCATTAGACATGGAAGACTCGTCGTTGCCCATATTATCCCGCAGTGTTCCCTGGATAGGGTAGATCAAAGCACCATTATCATCTGCTTGGGCTTGGAAGTAGTTGGCATAATCTTGTAGGATCTTATTCTCAGGTGCGTTCATAAGCACTGGAAATGTTAAGTCACCCGCACGAATACGTTGCATGGATACTACCATGTTACCATATGCGCCGAACTGAGTAGATGCAATTGGTGCTCTACGCGTAATGTTGATTAGGTTTTCGCCAGTGGCAAAGCCTTTTACATCAACTGTCTGGTAGGTGCCTGTTGCATCTGGAACTTCCAGAATAAGGTCTACGTTTGCAAAACTGTACTGATACATATTGTACCCTCAATAGTGACTCCCCATTTTATGAGGAGCCTGTTTATTACTCTGCGAAGTTACCTGAAACAAGTACTTCATGTAGTGCACCAGCACCAACCATGTTAAAGGTGATACCTTGTAGGATACGGTTACCCTTGTCACCTGATGGAATATCACCAAGAGCAGGAGCTATAATCTCATAACCTTCAGGTAAGTACCTGCCATCTGGCAAGAAGCCTGGGCCACACAAACCATTACGTACCGCAGCTTGTAAGCTACGATCAAGTACAGCAACAACTGTGTTAATACCAGCTTGAGTAAACGGTACTTTGGTAGTAGTTTGGTATAGCAAGTTAAACAAGTCAACTTCACAGCGGTTTTCCAACCACAACAAACCATGAGTAGTGTCTAACCAAGAGCCAGAAGCCATTCGTGAGTCTGTGTACGCATTAACAGTTTTACCAATTTGCACTACAGCAGAAACATAACGAGATTTCATGTTAGCATATTCAGCAGGAGTCAAATCTTCCGCAGTAATACCAGTCATTTGTTTCAAGTTAAGTGTAAGGGTTGTGCCAGTGCCTGAGAAGTTTACAGAGGCAGCACGACCAAACACTGAAGCAGAGCTGTATAGGGCAGGGTTCTTACTAAAGGTAGTCAACACGTAGCGGTTTGTAGATGCTTTAAGTTCATCTGCAACAGTGTTAGGGCCAGATACTGGGCCGATAACTGCTAGGTTGTTTGTAGTATTCATAAAGATGCGTTTACTTGCAGCAGCGAAAGTGCCGATAGCAACCATATTGTCATCTGCATTGTCTGCAATAAGAACGTCACGCATATCTTTGTGTAAGACTAAACCAACATAATCAATGCCAGCTACAGAAGCAGCAGCCAAGGATTCTGATACACCTTCAATAGCTAAACCATTGGATACTTTAGACTGGTGAGAAAGCAAGCCAGTTGCTTCAGCTACATCACCAAGTGCCGCAGTTAGTGTAGAACTTGCACCAGAGGTTGGGCTAGTTACTTCAAAGCCGTATGCACCATAGGTCACAACAGCAGGAGTAAGTGCAGTGCTTAAAGTGGTCGCAACATCAGCTAAGCTTAAATCACCGGATAAGTCGATAGAAGTTGAAGACACCAAAGTACCATCAACTGTTAGAGAGATAGATCCAGCTGTGATTAAGATTAGTTCTGCAAGCAAGTCATGACCGCCACCCACAAGCTTAGCAGATTGGGCAACATCATAATTCATGATAGCTACGAAATCAGTAGGCGAAGGAGTTTGAGAATAAAATGCAGTTGCACATTTGTACGTTTCAGAAGTAGCTGGCCAATCACCGGCAACTGAGGCTAAGCTTGTATAAGCTCGTGCGCGTTCAGCTGGAGAGATAGGGTTTGTCGCTACATCAGAAGATTTGGTAAGGAAACCGAGGATGCCAAAATTTCCACCTAGTACACCAACTGGTGATACCGCGATAGAGACATTAGCAAATTCTGTAATTTCAATTGCCATAATTATTCCTAATTAGAGTGTAATATTGTTTGTGTCAATGTTTAAAAGAAGTTCATCAAACTGAGGAGTAATAAACTTACCCTCAACTATAACTCTGCCAATGTTATTGACAGTCTCTTCAAACACACGAGTCGTATAAAATTCTACGGAGAAACCCTTACGGTACTCCCACTCTTTTTCTAGTTTACCATCTTCAGTAGACAGAGGTGTGCACTTTATAAACCCATAACCAAGGGATATCATAAGTGCTTTCATGTCTTCTGAAGTCCAACCATTCATTATTTTTGAACTAGGTATACCGGTTGTATCTACTACACCTATCCTAAACCTTAACTTAACTAAGCCAGAGGTTTGGAAGGTAGTGGTTTCATCTGTTTGTGTTAGAATTCTTTGTGAAGGTATGCCCTCTTGGTACTCTTCAAGAAGTCTTATGTGAGCGAACTCACCCGCAGGCTTAGTAGCATTGCGTTGTCTTGCTGGGTAGGAAAATTTTGGTATGCCAACCATAGAATCAACCATAGTTTGCAACACCAAAACGTCAGCTTGGTCAGGTGTCATGGTATCCACTCCTCAGACTTCTCAAGGAGAACAGAGTAGAATCCAAAGACAGACTCATCGGATCTTTGTAGGACATTAAAGAACTTACCTTTAAACCCTATTTTATCACCAAGACCTACTACGTACTTGTCGGTAATGTACAATGTTCGGAAGTCACTGTATCGAGCACCGCCATCTTCAGAGTGAAGGGCTTCACCTTCATCAAACTGGGAGAACTTGTTACCAGCCTGAATGACTCCATAGATTACACTTGCTTCCTTAGTGCCTTCGACCCACTGGTTATCGTCATCGTAGTCTCCTGCGCTGACACTATACCGTACCATCTTTGTCTGCATGCGAGCATTGAAAGCTCTTTGCATTTGCATAGCCATGTTTATACTCCTAGTAGTCCTATGAAGCACTTACGTCTGTAGGAAATATATCTCTTGCCATAAGAAGTAGAGTACAAGTCATCAGATTTTGGGTTAACATCTGACACAGCATTCTTTATAACTACATCATCTACTTCTTGATGTTTTATAGGTGCTAACGTGCCACTGTCCCCACTCTCTGTATTTGTCCCTACTACAAGCAAGTGGGCTGTGTAGTAAGCATGAGCTACATCGTAGTAGTCTAGCCACTTAGGACTAGACGACATAAGTAGTGCAGCATCATCAAGGAAGAGCTGTACACGAGCATCTAGTACATCGGCAAACTCTGGGAACCTCACTTTAAACTCAGCTGCACTAGCCATTATTAGCTAGCTCCTGTAGCTGGCTTAGTTGCTGGCTCAGCTGCTTTGGCTGGTTTGCTTAGCTTTGCTACAACTGCTTGAGCTTCTGCCAACTGTTCAGCATCTAGCTCTACTTGAGCTTCTTCTGATAACTTAGGAGCTTCTAACAACGTAAGGTTTCCAGAAGCTAGAAGTGGTTTTGCTGCGCCAGCAAACTTCTTCCATTCTAAATCTTCCAACTCAATGGTTGAGCCAGCAGGGATTAACAAGTATTCAGGCAACGAGCCGCCAATTACTACTTTGGTTGCATTCTTGTCTTTAGCAGTGTGACGTGCTAATAGTGATGTATTGAACTCTAGGTTTGATTTAATTTTCAAGATCATTCTCCATTTAGTGTGTTTAGTTTCACTTGGTCAGTTAGTAAGCCTAGTGAATCTTTTATTGCTTTAATGTCTTTGTTGATTGCTTTGTTGTGGTACTCTTGGCTTATCTCCATACGTATTAAGGTAGTGCTTGTCTTAGCTATGAGCTCAGCATTTTTGTCTAGGGCTATCCCCTTCTCTTGCATTGCTGCAATTGCTTTACTGCTTCCAACTATTTCAAGTGCTCCCCAACTTAGTATTGCCAACAGGCTACCTGCTACAACAGCGTCTATGGCAAACAACCTACTCAAAGAATTAACTATTTCTTTGTTTTGGGTTTTTGCAGTCATCGTACTTCTCCCACCAAAGGTTGTAACCCAACAGATCATTCTATTGGGTTACTCACAGTCAGCCTAGTTTAGTAAGATTAAATACCAAACCAATGCTGTACAGCAGCAGGACGAACCATTTCAACTCCAGCGAATCGACCATAACAGTTGATTTCAAACTCTAAGCCTTTAAGCTGAACAGGCAAGTGCATGTAAGGGAAAGGCTCACGCACACGCATGTTTTCCTTACCAGAAGCAACCACAGTAAAGCCTTCAGCGCCAGCACCTGGAACGATAGGATCAGCAATGTTTGCAACAGTTGGGTAAATACCAGCAACTTCGTTTACATCTTTGATCTGGTCAGCAGATGTAATGAAATCGTTGTTGGCTAAGAACCAAGTAAGGATGCTCATGTCTGATTGCAAAGAACGTGGAGTAGTTTGCAACAGTTTCTTGTTAGCAACTGACATGATAATAGTGTCAGGACGGAAGATTTGTAACGTATCTGAGTACATTGCAGTAAGTGCAGCGTTAAGATCAGCGATAATCTCATCAGGAGTCTTATCTGTGCGCCATGCTGTAGCAGCAGAAGCAGCAGAGCCAGCAACAGCAGTACGAGAAGCTGTTAATGCAGGAGCACCAGTTGGGCCATTGAAGAAACCATGTAGGTTATTTTCAGGAGAACCAAAGAAGATGATCTGATTGACCTTCTCTTCATATGACTTACGAGTAGCTTCAGCTTTACGAGCGTCTAAAGGCATACCTGTTACTTTAGCAGCTGCCATTTCTTGACGAGAGTAGCCAAATGCATTACCTAAAGTACGTACAGAAATGCTGTACTCTTTACCTGAGATATCACCACGAGGCAAGTCAGTTGCCTTACCAGCGATAATCGCAGTCTCACCACGCTTGTCATAGCTACGGTAAGTGATAGTCTCAATACCTTCACCACCTTCAGTGTTGTTTTCAAATAGAGTACGACCCTTCAATTCTGGGTATAGTACGTCATAGCTTTGTGCTTGGATGTATTCAAGTTGACGTTGGAAGAATACACCTTCGTCATCAGTCATCATACCTTGGTTGATGATCATTTCTACAGCGTCATTAATCTCGAAATCAACGCGCTCTTGATCTACCAAAAGAGTATTTGTTGCTTCATCAATAGCGAATGCTTTTACTGTCTTCATTAATTTTATTCCTTAGTGCAAATTCTTTAGAGGCTACTTAGACGTAGCCATAAGGTTAAGTTGGTTTGTATTTACTTGATGTCAATACGTACTTTGAAGACTTCACCAGCAATGGCAGCTTCGTCAGCAACAACGTTAGTAGTAGCAACAACAGTACCACCTACAGCAGTTTTAACAAACAAACCAGTTGCTGTGTCAACGTGCAACAGGTCACCAGCAGCAACAGCAACTGCACCGTCTAGCTTAACATACAAGTAGCCTTGACGGATTAAAGATACTGACTCAGATACTTTGTATACTGTGTCATCACCAGGAGAAGGACGAGTGCTTGCTTCATGGTTGTACTCACGTTGTGAGATAGCATACACAGAAGCTGCGCCACCTAAGGCAACACCACGTTCAATAGAGGTATCACGTTTCATAGCTTTACCAAAGCCAGCTGTAGCAGAGGTTAAAATACCAGTCTGAATTACGCGTGGGCCAGAGTCTACTAAGTCACCAGCGTAACCGTTGGCAGTGTAAAGATTAAAAGCTTGAGTAGTCATTTAAGATTTCCTAATTTATAATTGGGTTGGTCTATTTACTTGTTACGTGAAATAGAGTTTTGTCGAGCTTGCTCTACTTTATTGACAGGCTTAGCTTCTACTTTCGTATCTGCAATAGCTTGAGTTTTAAGTAGCTTACTCATTGGGGTTTCGCCTTTAGACGCATCAACCAGAATTTCAAACATAGCAGAGATATAAGCTGCGCTTTTACCTTCCATGCTCTTGTCTGGCATTTGATCTTCAACAACCAAACGCTCAATCTCGCCTACAGATTTGTCACCTAAGTCACGCATATCTGCAATCAAACGAGCATTTTCTATAGCACTGCAACGTTCTACAACACCTTCTTCAGCGGCTACCTTGGCATCAGCTAGGTCTAACTTGAGTTGAGACATTTCACTGCCAACTTCTTCAGACTTAGTTTTTGCTTTAGCTTCCATGTCAGCTACTAATTCCTTACTAGCTTCTAAGTCAACAGTTAACGAATCAACTAACAGCTTAACTGTGGCTAACTCATCTGTGACTAGTTTAAGTTCATCTGTCAAGACCAACTCATCTTTCATGTTACACTCTGCAAGCTTAGTGTAGTACTGTGGATCTTCTTCCAAGTGGTCTTTTGCAATCTTGGCAGCTTCTGATTCATTTTCAGTGTGCTCCATTTCATGCTTAGTGCCTGTTGCAAGTTCTTCTTCATTGTATGCTGGCTCTTCATCTGAGTCAGAAACTCTACAAGAAGATCCTGCTCTACCTTTAGCTACGATAGCGATGTGGTTAGCTCGGATATTTCTCTGGTAATACTCTCCATCTACCATTTCAATATCACACACATAGCCAGCAGATAGTTCTTGTGTACCAGCTTCAATAGCATCAATAGCTTCTTGAGCTGTTAGAACTAAAGTACCACCAAGAGTTTCTTCATCACGAGTTGGCATACCTTCAAGCATACCTACTTGCAAGTCTTTAGCATTCAGAGCAGTAACAGGCATAGGAGTACCATCATCATTTGTAGGATGGCCTATGGTTACTGGTGAGCTTCGGAAGCTTTCAAGTGCGTCTGCATGGAAGACATCTGCTTCATTACGATGTACAGTTATAATCTTAGTAGGCTCTTCATCTGCTAAACCTAGTTGCTTGGCAGTGTAAAGTTGAGAACCAGTACGAGCAAACTTGCAAGGTACATGCATCTGTCCTGCGTCAGTCATAGTACGCTGAGTAGGTACAGTAATTCTATCAGTCAGTTGAACACCTACTAAGGCTTCATCAACTAACATGCAAGTATTAATTTTACTTTGCATTCTTATCTCCGGTTTCTTTTTGTGTTTCATTTGGGTCTGTTCCAGCCGTAGCAGTATCACTTATGCCACCATTTTTCTTAACTTCATCTAGCCCTGATTCTTTATCAAGTATGCCAGTTTCAACTAATCTACAAATGTATTCTCCGTGGTCTTTCTGCCTAATAGCTTTCTGGCCAGCTGACTCAGGAAATATGCAACCCCAGGTATACTTAAGGTCTTCTTCTGCCAAGCCAAAGTGTGCAGACAACAAGGTGTCTACTACCTTTAATCTAGGCACAAAAATATCCTTGTGCAAACCCTGCAAAGTTTCAATGTAGTTTACTAAATCGGATTCCCCAGTTGCGTTCATCCCATCAGGAGAAGCACTTAGGAAACGAGTAGCAGGTATTGAAACAGATGCAGACACCATTTTTAGGTATTCCCAGATAAGGTCTTTAACTCCTGAGAGTTGTATCTTCTTCTGGTCGTACTCTTCAGTACTATCAAGTATTGATACACCAAACACAGACTTGATAGTTTTCCAATCAGAGAACCTTTGTATCATGGCCGAGGTTCCTCGGTCAGACTCAAGTATGCTTGCTAATCCATCCACCTTTATGATGTCAGTGTTAGCTTCTTGTACCATCTGTGCCGCAGCAAAGCTAGTAGTGTGAAAGTTATCAATCTGTTTTAGTAATGGTATGAGTACGCTGTCACTGTACCACAAGTTTCTTTGACGCTCATAAACAGGCAACTCAGTACCTTCAAAACGTATTAGTCGATCCTTGTGAATAGGTGTAGGGCTTTGTACAAACTGGTAGTGGTCAGGCATACCGAAAGTCTGGCTCATTGGCCTTTGATCAATATCCCCAGTTGCTACTATCCTAGTGCGGTCTACTACGTGCATAGACCTTAAGCATCCTGGCTTTAAGTTTTTCCAGTTTACTGGCTTGCTAGTATCGCGCCCATCATCTATGTCTAAAACTATAAATGACGTGCCATACAACCTTGCCCACTTGTAAGCTTCACGAAAGAGTTTAGCAACCTCAAAAGCTTCATCAGCTTCTTTGGCCTCTTCACTTTCAAAATTCCTCCACTCTCGGGTCATGTCTTGAGGAACTATTTGGCAAACCTTTTGGCTTAGCCAATCTTCACGATAACGTACTGATAGAGAAACGTGGTCGTAGTTAGCTCCTGAGTGATTCCACTCATTGTATGAAGACTTATCTTTTGCGCCGCCTAAACCAGTGGCTAGGTTTGATAGGCCATCAAATAAGCTTACTGGTTTTGTCTCCTGCGAGACAGAAACAATAGCTTTAGTTTCGTCTGTGGCCATCTAATTCTCCTGTTAATTAATTACCTTTGTTGTACCACAAAGAATGAATCTGCTTGTGCGGTAACATTGTCGGTACCTGTGTTATTGGCTACTTCAAAGAATACATAGTCGTCTGCATCCATTTCTACTCTAGCCATTATTGTAAAGAAGGCCACATCACGACCTCCAGAGAGGTTATTTACTGGCCTAGTCTGAGTATACTCGGTTACAAACGTAGATGAACTGTCATCCCAACGCACTAG